TTGAGGAGTACGAAGCACTCCTGGAAAGACAGGATGGTCGCTGTGCTATTTGCCGACAACCCTGCCGAAGAGGACGCCTTGCTGTCGATCATTGCCATGCGACGGGAAGAGTCCGAGGGTTGCTTTGCCGGTCCTGCAACATCATCCTCGGGCTAGCAGATGATAGTCCTGCGTGGATGGAGCGGGCGATGAAGTATCTCGCCGCTCAGGATGAGGGAAAGGAGGTGTCACATGCCAGCGCGTAGCCAGAAACAACGGGCTCTCCTGAATTGGAAGTTCGGGCACGCCTGGGTCTGACAAAAAGCACCACTTCGACAATCGCGGCAAGCTGCCCATGCGGGTCAAGCCGAAGAAAGGCCGGAAGCGATGAGAAAGGCACAGATCAGCGAAGAGGCGACGCACGAAAGCACGTCGCGTCAGAACAAGTTCGGCAAGGCCGCTTGCGAGCCGGGCATGGCGGAGCAAGGGGAGATCGCCCAGGAATCGCACGAGCATCATGCGAAGCTGGCCGATCACCACATGACCAAGGCCATGCACCATCTCTCCCAGGCGTCGCTCCACCAGCACCACGCAGCCAAGGCCCACCGCTCAAGGAAGGGCAAGCACCACACGGCCCACCACGCCGGCCGGGGCCACAAGAAGGCCAGGGGCCATGAGAAGGCAAGGGGGCCGGGAGCCTACTGAGCCCGGCGGTCTGAGGCGGGAATTGGAGAGTTTCTACCACACAGGGCGCCGGGTTCGGTTTCATGGAAAGCACCCTCACACTCCAGAAGAAAGACGTGGACGCCAAGATCGGGACGTTCTTGGGCTACGGGCGAGGTGCGAACTTCTCCGAGACGGCCTGGACCACAAAGCAGCAGAACGACATTGACGAGCAACGCGACACAGGGATGCGTCGCTTTTACTACCCGAAGCTGTCCGGGGGCCAATCCTACTCCTGGTCCTTCCTTCGCCCCGTCCGCTCGATCGTCCTCAACAGCGGGACTCAGACCGTTCTGCTGTGGGACGACTTCGGGGGGTTGGATGAGGAGAAGATCACGGTAGCCGTGGTGGGGTCGCAGTCGATCTACCGCGTTCTGTTGCCCACGAACGCCGAACGGCTGCGGATCATGTACAGCGCCTCATCGCAGGTCAGCGGTCAGCCGCAGATGGCGGCCATTCGCGATCTGGAGGACAAGCGGCTCGGGGGATCGCCGCGCAAGACGCTGGACATCTACCCCATCGCGGACGCCGATTACACGCTGACGATGGCGGTCTACATCCGGCCCGACGCCCTTTCGAGCGATTACCCCTTCGCCTATGCCGGGCCCGAGCACTCCGAAACCATCGTGGCCTCATGCCTGGCGGCGGCTGAGATATTCAGGGACGACATGAAGGGGATTATGAACGCGGAGTACGAGGAATTGCTGGCCGCGTCGATCTCGGCAGATCGCCGGATGCGTCCCCAGAACTACGGCCGCAACACGGATCGTTCGGATTACCGCCACTCGTCCAGGCGCTTCGGATGCCGGGATTGGGAGCGTGTGTTACAGGCCGAGGGGTACGTTGACCCGTCGGCGCTTCTCAACTGAGGTTTGCGATGAAGTTCCGCGTTGTGCGAGAGATCAGAGGCGGCCGGCTTTTCCCGAACGGGGAGTTCAACTTCTACGGGGATGCCGTGAAGCAGCGGGACCATGTCAGGGCCTGGCATCGGGCCAACCGCACGTCCGCCGTGGTCCACATCTTCGACGAGCAAGGGAAGCTGCTGGGGGACGACTATGTGCCTCCCAACGAGGAGGACGTGGACGACACGGCGCCGCAGATCGAAGAGGACACCGAACTGCGGATCATGCAGTTGGAAGAGGAAAACCAGAAGCTGCGGCAGAAGCTGCTCAAGCACGAGAAGCCCGTCGCGGTGGTGCAGGACGGCGAAGAGGAAGCCTAGGAGAATCGCATGAGTGCCCGCCACAACAGACAAGATGCAACCGGAGTGCTATCCCGCGACCCCACCTTGGGAGTCCTCGCGGTGGCGCTGCCGCGCGTGCCGTCCAATGCCACGGACACGGGGCAGTACGCCCCCGGCTGTACCTGGCAGAACACGGGCGCCACGGTGCTCGGGACGTTCTTCTACGTGAATACCGGGACCAAGGCGTCGGCCGTCTGGACGAACATCGCGTAAAGGAGCATCCCATGCGCAGGAAACAATGGCGGCATCTGATCGGTGGCCCCTACTTCGTGACGACGCCTACCAGCATGGTCAAGCGCCTGACCGGGCAAGAGGCCTTCACGGACGCTCTGAGCCTGCCGGCCGGGACGACGATCGGCGGCAAGACCGTGGATACGGCGAACAAGCTGGTCACGGTCGCAGCCGCCACGACGACGCTTACCTTGACCCAGGCTCTACACGACGGCAAGATCATCCTTCTCAAGTCCACGGGTGGACTTGCTATCACGCCTCCCGCGGCTACGGGCACGGGAGCGGAGTTCAAGTTCTGTTTCACGGCCACGATCTCAGGCGGCAACGTCACGATCGACGCCAAGGCCGGGAATGCCTCGGACATCTTCACCGGGCGCTGCTATCAACTCAAGGTCGGCACGGGCGAGGTGGTGTACGCGGCGGGAGCCACGGACAATCTGCTCACGATTGACGGCTCGACCAAGGGAGGCGTCATCGGCGACTGGATCACGCTTGTTGATGTGGCCCTGCACCAGTGGTACGTGTTCTTCGATTCGACCGGATCGGGCACGGTCGTCACGCCTTTCTCGAATCACTAGCGCAGGTGAGTCAGGTGACTCACCTGAACCATTTCCACCTTCTTGCATGGAGTGATGAGCTATGCAACCCAACGGCGAACCGAAGCAACCCGCCATCGCGATCTTCTGGAACCCAGAGACGCAATCCGCCCACGTCAACTTCGACGACGCCCAGCTCAAGAACCTCGACATGGTTTCCGCGGTCCTGCACGTAGCTCAGGAAGCGATCAGGGACCAGGTGCGATTCAACCGCATGATGGCCATGCAGCAGCAAGCGATGCAGGCCCAGAGGCTCGGGCAAGTCGCCCAGAAGATCATCCACAAGGGAGGATAGACGTGCTGTGGGCTCAGACAGCAGCGGACCCGATCGCCTCCTGGGTCCATGTGATCGTGCAATGCGGCTCGCTGGGATTGCTGGCCGTGATCGTGTGGTACGCGCCCGCCATGATGAAGGACATGCTGGCGGCAATGAGCATGGAGCGGGACAAGGATCGAGCCTCCTTCTCGGCCGAACGGACCCTTGACCGGGACGCCCGCCATGCTGACCGCGCGGCTTTTATGACGGCACTCGCAAGCCAGCACAAGGAGCACATGGAGCTGGCCTTCGGAGAGAGGGCCGGCTTCGCGGAACGGACCTCCCGCATGGAGGTGTCGATGGAACGGCAGACCAAGGACATGATCGAGGGGATGAAGTCGATGTGCAAGTACCGGAACGGAGAAAAGGCGTGAGCGTATCCCTGCCGAGCAAACTGACCGCCATGCACGGAGACGTGGTCAAGATCGAGGCCACGACGGATCGCCCGTCCGTGGCGTGGATCGTCCCGGACGCCTTGAATCGGTACACGCATCCGACGACGCTTCCCAAGACGCTCGTGCTGACGCCGCACGTGCAAGGGACGTTCGAGATTTACGCTTGCGCGGCCCAGGCTGACGTGCCGCTCACGTCCAATTGCTGCCTCCTGACCGTGACGGCCGAGAAGGCGCCGCTGCCTATTCCGCTGCCGTTCGCGATCCCGGCTTGGCTCAAGACGCTCATGCCCTATGTGCTCATCTTCCTGGCAACGGTGCTGGGACTCCCCGTTGCCTCGAAGATCACGGGAGGTACGTTTCATGGCTGCTCTGGCTGCTCTTGGCCGATTCCTGTCCCTCCCATTCCGCCTGGCCCTGTGCCTCCTGTCCCTCCAGTTCCGCCCACTCCGCCGGCGCCGATCCCGGTTGCAGGGCTTCACGTCCTCATGGTCTACGACGCCCCCAAGGTCAGTTCTTTGCCGAAAGAACAGGCCGCGGTTCTGGCATCGGGGGAACTCCGGTCCTACCTGAACGCTCATTGCCCTCCGGGAACGGACGGCAAGACGAAGGAATGGAGGCTTTATGACCAGCACACGGACACGTCGAACGAAAGTCAGGTATGGAAGGACGCGATGGCCCGGCCCAGGGCCTCCGTGCCGTGGTGGATCGTGTCGAACGGCAAGACGGGCGAGGAAGGCCCCTTACCGTCGAATGTGGCGGACGCAATGGCGACCCTGAAAAAGTACGGTGGTGGATGATGCCCGAAGTAGTCATCAGCGACACGAACTATTCGAAGTTCCTGCAACCCCTGCTGCCCGATGGCTCGCTCGCGCGGCACGGCCTCATTCCGCGCGACTATGACACGCACCCGCTGGGTTGCTACAGCTTCGCCAAGCCGTTCGATCTGCCGCTGGTCCCGGAGTCGGAATGGCAAGCCCGGCTCGATGCCAGGATCGCAGCCAAGGCTCATCTTTCGGACGTGCGGAACACCGGCATGTACGGCGGGGTGATCCCGAGCCGGGACCAGAACGGCAAGGGCTATTGCTGGGCACACAGTTCGACCTCGGCCATGCTGATCGTCCGGGCGCTCATGAACGAGCCCTACGCGGACCTCAGCGCGTTCATGGTGGCTTGCCTCATCAAGAACTACCAGGACGAGGGCGGCTGGGGCGCCGAGTCACTGGAGTTCATCGCGAGCAAGGGTATCTGCACGAGCCAGTTCTGGCCGCAGCAGTCGATGAGCCGCAGCAACGACAACGCGGCGATGCACGCGAACGCGATGATGCACCGCTACACGGACTGGCGCGATCTGGACCCCAACAACATGAAGGCCCAGCTCGTGACGTGCCTTCTCATGGGCATTCCGGTGGTGACGGATTACAACTGGTGGAGTCACAGCGTTTGCACGATCGACCTCGTTTCGCTCAGCCCGTTCCGAACTCGCATCTGGAACTCCTGGGGGGATAGCTGGAGTGAGAACGGGACGGGCTTGCTCGAAGGGTCGAAGGCGATCCCGGACGGCGCCCTGGCGGCGATGGTCGGGACCGCGAGTTTGCTATGAACGCGATGAAACATCCCTGGATTTATGATGGCCCGCCTCCTGAACCGGGCCTATACAACGTGCGCTTCCAGAATGCCTGGGACAACACGCAGTCGGACTTCGCTACGCCGATCAGATGGGACGGCGGCCGCTGGGACATGCCGTTCATGATTGATCACGAGCCGATCGCCTGGCAAAAGGTAGGAGAAAGCCATGCCTGACAAACCCCCTCCGATGGGGCTCACCTGGGACCAGGACATTATGATCGAGGCGGTGAGGAAGAACCGCGGGCCTCTCTCGGCCTTCCTGAACGAAGTCCTCAAGACGCACGCCGAGCGCATGGCGACCGTCCAGGGATGGAGCCCGAACCTGTTCAGCCTGGCCTGCGCCAATCACCGCGTTTCGCTCATCAACTTCCTGAACGATCTCAAGCAAGCCCACCACGAAAGGGAGCAGCATGAACCAGGAGCATCAAGTGATGATGGCAAGCGCCCCGGAGGGGGTGCATCAGCAACTCCAGGCCAAGGGGATCAATCCGCAGGTGGCGGTTGACCTCTACCTCTACCTGAAAGCGCACTGGGCCGACATCGAGAACACCGGCAAAACCGCGTGGGGCGTGGTGCAGGACATTCTGGGGATTATCCATCCGTGAAAACCTTCATCGCGATCATCGTAGGGACCGCCCTTGTTAGCCTGGGGCGATTTCTCGTGCCGGGTCATGCTCTGACATGGGCCGGTTCCTACGAGGCGCTGGCCCACATCTGGGTCGGTGTCCTGGTCGCGGTGGGCCTGACGCCGACGCCGGACGGCACAGACGCGTTCACAGCCTACGATCTCTTCCGAAACCGTGTGGCAGCCTGGTCCTGCCTCACAGCAGCGACTGTGCTTGAAACGGTCATGTTCCTTACAAGGAGTCAGTGAATGAGGAACCTCGCACTATCCGTGTTAGCCATTGCCTGCAGTCTCGGCGCCGCGACGCGCGATCTGCAACCCGGCAGCCACCTTGACCCCGTGCAGATCGTCGAGCAGAATCCGCCGGACCACAACGGGGCATCGCTGTTCGACGCGATCTATACCTCAACCTTCGTGGAAACCGCCCAGCCCGCGCCGCCTCCGAAGCCCAAGGTGTCGGCGCTCCAGCCCTACGATGTGAACTACCGCCGCTGCGCCAAGGAACACATTCCGCTCGTGGTGGGGGTCCACTGCGATCCGCCCACGGACGGCCCGTGGCTTTCCTCGAGAGTGGACGATCAGAGTTACGGGAAGGGAACGTGCCTGGCGATCGTGCGGTATGGGAGGGGCCTACCGCACGTCACCGGGCACTTGCCGGCCGACGCGACGGCCGATGTGGTGGCTTTCTTTACCCGGCAGCGTCCGGGATGTGAATGCGGCGAGGATTGCTTGTGCTTCCCGTGCATCGGCGGGGGATGCCAGGCCAACCATGTTTTGCCACAGAGAGGGGGTGATCCAGTCGGAGGATACAGCAGTAGTTGCTCTCCATCGGGGTCGTTTGTTCCATCGGCGACCCCGATGTACTACCAGCAACCGATGTACTTTCAGTCCTTCGGTGGCAGGCGTGGCGGCGGATGTGCCGGCGGCCGCTGCGGGTCTTGAGCGTGAAGTAACGGGCCAGTTGGCCCATTCGTATCTGCCGCCCCGTTCGACTGGATAACCTCATCACTACCAGGCCGCTCACGGGGCGGCAGTTTCCTTTCCAGGTGTGCCCATGCTGATTGAATCCTATGCCCAGGATGCCGAACTCGCCCGGCTGGTGAACGCCACCAACACGGACATGGTTACGCCGGCCGCCGTGGTTCCGGTCCATACCGAGCCGGGGCTTGGCGGGGACGCCGGGGACGCCACGAGCGATGTGTTCAAGAACCTCGTCAATCAGGGCATCTCGTCCAAGGGTGGGGTGCAGATCACTCCCATCGGCACGGACACCGACGATCAGACCTTCAATCTTCGCGTCTACGGTTGGAAGGCCGTGCATCGCGGCAAGTCAGACGCTATCTGGGTTCCGATCAACCTCTGTGAAGTGCTATGCACGCTTGGCGCGACAACGGGGGTGGACGGGACGATCATCCCCGCGGCCTATCTCTTCTGCGATACCATCGCGCTTGTAACGGGCAACCCCAATATCTCCATCGACATCAATAGCCCGGCCGATGACACGATTGCGAACTTCATCATCGGACTCAAGGGCGCGCAGAAGCTGCAACTGCGTTTCGGCATTTCGGGGGGAACGGCGGTCAGCATGAACGCCTTGCTGGGCCTGATGTGAAAGGAGGAACGTGATGCCACGCTTCGAGTTTCAGTTGAAAAACAATCTCACCATCGCGTTCGGTGGCGTCTTTTTCGGTGTTCTGAACCAACTTCCTACCGACTGCCAGTTCGTGTTTTGTCATGTGATAGGAGCTGGCGGTGGAGGAATGGCAGGGCTTGGTCAGGGTGATCCGGGTGGCCAAGGGGGAGGCGGCGGCGCTAGTGTTCAGGGTTGGCTTACCAATCCGAATTTCGCGGGTGCAGGAAGGCCGCTGCGATTTAATGTCGGCGTTGGCGGCTCTGGCGGCTCTGGCGCTGGCACGGCAGGATTACCGGGAGAATACTCGAATATCAGCGACGGAGATCACGAACTTCGGGCGGTCGGTGGCAATCCTTCTGGTATGTTTGGCACGGGTGGTCCGGCGGCTAGTTGCACGCAAAGCGGTCTCAGTGGCAATTTTGGAGTACCACTAGCGCCTTCCCCGTTCAACCAGCCAACCTCGGGCGCAGGCAGCGGCGGCAACGGCGCGCTAGGGCCAAACCTTCTCGAAAATAATTTCCTGTATGGCGGCGGCGGCGGCGCTGGCGCTATCGTGGGAAGTGCTGCGAGAGATGGCGCTAATGGGATGGGCATTTTAGGAGGTTACACGGAAGGGGTATCCGGTGGTGATGGAGGTAATGGAGGTGCAGGCGGAACGTTCTTTGGAGACGTTGGCTTCAGGGGCCGAAATTTCGGCGGCGGAGGCGGCGGTGGAGGCAGTTATAGCGAACCTACCATCGGAAGCACTGGCAATGGCGGCCCCGGCGGTCCCGGCAGTATTTTCATCTTCTTCTACTCGGCAGCTCCAGAGCAAGGATGGTTCCGTGGGGCCGGAAGCGGATTCGGCCTGGCGAATTACAGGCGTGTCATCAATCCTGAACCGAATGCCTGGGGTGGCTGGTAGCTAACACTTCATCATCTTGGATGATCCGCCATGCCGCGATCGGGCTTGGCACAACATCGTCTGACGTATCCCGCAGAGAGACGATGGGTGTGACGGGGTGGCTACTTAGGGGCACAATCAGCATGACAACACAGATCGCTCGCAACATGGTCTGTCTCCTATAAATGGTCCACGGCAAGTATAGCACATGCCCACACGCACCATCCCTGATCGAGCACAACTGGCCGACATCGCGTTCCCGACGCTGGGCCTGGACGTGAGCGGTGCGTACCAGCTCCAGCCTCCCGGCACGACCCCCAGCGAATCCAATGTCCGCACGTTCGAGCCTCTGACCCAGCGCGGGCGAGGCGGCTCCCGGCCCGGCGTGCTCAAGTACATCCCGGCCGTGCATCCGAGCGGAACAACACTCATCCAGGAGATCAACGTCCTGACGAGCAGCAGCAAGGCCGCGCTGCCGAATCAGAACCTGAACCTCGTGCAGTCGAACGTGACCAACTTCCCGGATTCCACGGGCACAACCTACGTTGCCAAGCTGATCCAGGACGTGACGGCCGGTGATCTCCTGGTGATGCTCATTTCGATCAATGGCACACCGCTTACCGCCAACACGCCAACGGACAGCCTTGGCAACTCCTGGCAGGACGGCAACGCGGTCGGGCCTCCGGGATTCGGCACGGCAGGCGACAACAACACCCTGCGATTTTACTGGACCATTGCGGGAGCGAGTGGGCAGCTTACCGTGACGTGGACCTACGACCATGTCACCGCGGGCTCGCACAGGGCCAGCATTGGCTTGATCGAGTACCAGTACCCGGCCCCATCCTTTCCGTTCGATAGTCGCATTGCACGGAACGCGAACGACGTGCCCTACACGAATCTCACCACGAGCGCCATCACGACCAGCACGTCCCTCGATCTCATCATCGGGGCCTGGTCGCAGTGCGAGGGAGTTCAGACCTTCACCTGCCCGGCCAACCAGAATATCCGCATCAACCAGCCGGACGGCACGACCTACGGCGGCCTGTACGTCGTAGATCGCCCCAACGTCTCCGCAACAGGACTGCAACTCACCGGGACACTTTCTCCCGGAACGCTGGACAACGTCGTCAGCTTCGGCATCGCCTTCAAGACCATCGCTGGGACCGCGAATCTCCAGGCGTCGGCTTCCGGCCGCATCAACACGATCATCGCCATTGCCGGTGGGTTCTTGGCCTCCTCGGGACCGGGCTTGAGCACCTGGACGCTGGCCAAGAACAACACGGGCCGCACGCCGCCTTTCTACTACCAGTCGGATGACCAGGTTGTTGTCAGGTCGGCCCAGAACGGGGCGGCGCTCTTCATCGTGGACGGGCACAATTACGCCTACTTCAACACCTCGAACGAACTGAATAACTGGACGGCCACGACGGATGGCACGATCCCATTCGGTCCACAGGGCTACGCGGCGAGGCTCATCTGCACCTGGCGGGCAAGGACCGTCCTGGCTGGCTTCCTGGACGATCCGATCAGCCTCTACTTCTCGGCGATAACCGACCCCTTCAACTGGAACTTCGCCCCGGCGCCGCCTCCCCCGACGAACCTGCCCAACGGGGCTCAGGCGGTCAGGCTCAGCGCCAGTCCGGCCGGGCTACCCTCGGACCCCATCACGGCGATCTTCCCGTACACGGATGACGTGCTGATTATCGGGTGCTCGAACAGCATCTGGCTTTACCAGGGCGATCCGGCGCAGGGCGGCCAACTCGTGCTCGTCACGGACACCATCGGCATTGCCTGGGGCATCCCCGGAGTGAAGGGGCCGGACGGGACGTTCTACTTCTTCTCGGGCAGGTGCGGCATCTTCGCGTTCGTGCCGGGCCAGCAGCCGCAGCGGATCAGCCAGCAAATCCAACCCTTGCTGACCCCGATCAACACAGGGACCACGACGATACGGCTTGCCTGGGACGATCAGAACCAGGGCCTGTTCGTGTTCATCACGCACTCGGGGTCGATCACGGCGGAAACCCACTACTTCTGGGAGGCTCGGGTCAACGCATGGCGGCCGGTTCAGATGGGGAACAACAACCTCAATCCGCAATGCTGCTGTGTCATCACGGGCAACTCGCCCGCCGACCGCGTCGTAGCGATCGGTTCATGGGACGGGTATGTGAGGGCGTTCGACAACACGGCCACGACGGACGACACGACCGCTATCTCCAGTTACGTTCTGCTGGGACCGATCCTCACGAAGATGATGGACAACATGATGTTGAGGCGCATCGTGGCGATCCTGGGAGCGGAGTCGGGGAATGTGAATTACGAGGTCTACGTGGGGGACACGGCCGCCGCGGCGCTGGCCTCCAGCCGCGTCTATCCTGGTCCGAACGACACGGCGACTTTCGGGGCGGGGCGGAACGTGCTGGCGAACATCCGGCGCAGCGGGCACGTCGTCTGGATAAAATTGCTGTCAACAGTCCCGTGGGCGTTCGAGCAGATGAACGCCGAGGTATTTTCGAGAGGCGCCCTCGAACGAAGGCGCCTGCAATCGTAGAGTGCGGACCCCTCCGCAGTTCACTGAGTCACCTGACTCAGTGAGGAGGTTTCGATGGCTCAGCCAGCAATGTCAGGCGGGAATTACACATGGGCTAATCCGGGTTCACCGAACTCGGAGGCAGGCTCGGTAACGATACCCGCCGGCCATACCGCCGCACAGTACAGCGCGAACTACGGCGCCCAGGCCGGCGGCGGTAATCCCGCGGTCCCCGGTGGCGGCGGCGGAGGAGTGTCAGGAAGTCCCTACCCAGGCCCCCAACTCTGGGGCAATCTGTACAACCAGGCCGTAGGGTCGCAACAGAACACGCTCAATCGCTCGCTCCAGTACAGCCAGAATCTGTCCCAGCAGCTCGCCGCCCAGAACAAGGCGATCCTGCAAGGCTACGGGTCACTCTCGCATCAGGCCCAGGCGCAGGCCACGGCAACCGCTCAGCAACAGGCCCATGCCCTACAGCAGAATCAAGCCGGGTATGGGCAACTCCAGCAGAACCTCGGGAACATCTACGGCATGGGCGCCGCCCTCGGGCACAACGGTAATTGGGGCGTGGCTCAGCCGGCGGCACAGCAGATCGCCCAGAATCAGGCCACGGGGCAGGGGCAAATCCTCAACAACGCCGTCAACACCGGCAACCTCAACTCCTCCATGACGGGACAGGCCGAGAGGCAGAACCAGTATTTCGCCAACCAGTCCTACTCCAATCTCGGCGCGAACCTGGCCCAACTCTACGGCGGGGCCTACCAGCAGACCGGCCTTGCAGGGCTCCAGGCCGGGCTACAGGGCATCGGCATGAACACCGGGCAGCAGAACCTCGCCACGGGCTACGGCGCCAACATCGGACTCGCTGGACTAGGGTATGCGGGGCAGGCGGCGGGCCAGAACCTCGCCTTGGGCCAGACCACGCTTGGCACGCTGGGCCAGCTCGGTCCGCTGCCGTATCCCTCACCGGGCCTGATCGGGCAGTACGGGCAGGGCGGCGGCGGCCTCACGCAGCCTTCCGGGGTCGGTGGAGGCGGTCTGTCGAGTACGGGGCTCGGCGTTGGGCAGGGCGGCATGGGCAACGTCGGTACGGCGAGTTACCTGCCCTATAACCCGAATGCACAGACACCGGGTAGTTTCTCCATGCCGAACACGGCGAATCAGACAGCTACCGTGGTTGGCAACTCGGTTCAGCCGGGATCGGTCGGGGTATACAACGGTAGCGAATACACCCCCGGCTATGCCCCGCCGATAGATTCAGCGCTGGCGGCCGATATGACCTATCTTGGCGGCGGCGGGGGTGAAGGAGGATGATCCCCGTCAAGTTCCCCGCTGATCCACAGGCCGAGCCGCGCACGCGCCGGGCATTCCAGACGGTGCAACTCTACTTCAATGGGCTCGTCGAGAGCGGCATCCTCGTTCTGGGGCAGACCAATCCGCAAGCTGGGCCTGGCGCTGGGATGCTGGGCCTGATCTTCTACGGGACCGTCGATCCCACGCTGAGCAACACGCCGGCCGCCGTCGTTGGGGACTTGTACTTCAACGACGTGACTGGAACACTCTGGGCACTGCAATACTAGGAGTCACGCAATGCTTCTCCGCCGCAAGATTCGCTGGGGCACGGTCGGTATCCAGCTCGGGGCCGATGGCACGACCCCGGCCGTTCGGCAGGCCCGCACAGGCGACACCGTCGTTTCGCAGGGGCACGGCAAGTATTACGAACTGTGCGGACGTGGCGCTGTGTTCTGCGCCTCGGATGCCGGGGCGGGCATTGCCCCAATGACGGCCTTGAGCGGCACGACGGCTTGCCTCACGCTGGCGAACCCCGCCAACAATACGAAGCGGCTCGCAATCCTCAAGGTCGCGATCGGCTACTTCTCGGGCACGGTAGGCTCGGGCAGCTTCTACCACGGCATCTTGCCGCCCACCGTGGCCCAGCCTTCTTCCGGTTCTGGAGCATCAGCGTTCAGTCTGGCGGGGGGATTGCCGAACGCACCCGCTGCTACGGGAGTGGCCAAGACCGGGGCAACGGTCACGGCTTCCACGGCAAACCCCCTCTGGCCCATTTGCTCCTTCAACCTCGGCACGGCCGCCACGACGAACCCCGCAACCATCTTGATCGAGGATGTGGACGGGGCGATCTGCATTGACCCCGGCGCTGCCTGGACGCTGCTTTCCGTTCTGGCCTCTTCCTCCAGTCCGAAGATCAGCGTGGGAATCGTATGGGCGGAAGTCCCCTATGCAATGACGATGGGGTAAGACAGTGGCCAAGTGGGTCCAAATCTACCAGTTCGCCACGGGTTCCTCGAGCGGCGGCGGTTCCGCGCTGGGCCTGGGGCAACTCGCGATCGGTCCCAAGGGGGAGCCGGGAAGTGCGATCCTGACGGGGGACGCGCCGCCCGCCGCGTCTCTCGGTCGTCCCGGCGATCTCTTCGTCCAGTCCAACGGCAACATCTACCACAAGGAATCGCCAAACCCCCTCTGGCCTGCCTTCTGGCTCCTCAAGGCCAATATCACCGGGCCAGCGGGAAAGAACGGTCAGGCGGGGGCGCCAGGTCGGCCGGGCGATCCTGGGCCTGCTGGCGCCTCGGGAACCGGAGGAGGCGGCGGGACCGGAGGCAATCCTACCGCGCTGGTGGGCTTGACCGCTGTAAACGGGGCGGCTTCGACCTTTATTCGCTCGGACGGGGCGCCCCGTTTACAG